TTTGAAATCAAACAAGTTTTTGGTGGTAGTTATGATGTGTTTTTCCGATTTGGTTATTGGAGAAGCGTTGATGTGGCTAAATTACAGGCCATTATCGGTGGTATGAATGAGGTGGTAGAAGATGCAGATTACGATGAGGATTGTGGATATTTATTTATGTATCGGTTAAAATAATTAAAAAATATTTGAGAAAAGACTTGACTTTCTCATTTATTTTACTTACCTTTATAGAGTAATAAAAGTTAAACATAAAACAATAAAGATATGATGAATGAAGCCCCAATTCCGATGATGAAAGCAGTGAGTTTTCTATCAGACCTTAAAGAATTTATTGAGTATTGTAATGATTTCTACAATGAAGAGTATGGTGAGTATCGAATCGCATCCACAGAGGATATTGAGGCAGCAATCGGTGAGTATCTGACCGAACCACATGAACATGAAATTCAATTCGATTCATTTGATAGAGAGAAAGTGCGTGAGATTTTAGAACCATCTTACAATTGGATGGGTGTTAGTGGTGGTATTGTATTAGGACCAGCAATTGAGTTTACTGTTTGTGAAGAATAAAATATAAAACATATAAGATATGAGTTACATAAAATTTGATAGACACTCCAATATGACTTCAACAACACGAGGTGAAATTATGGATATTTTAAAAGAGGTTGATTTCAATACTGGTTTTGACCTTATGAATATGTTATACGGATTATTTGATGGCTACCTTTACGATGATTTACTTGAAGTAGCTAGAGGTGCAAAAGTAGATAAGGTACTTTACAATAGAATAGAAAATGTAGTTTCAGTTATTAAAAATTATTTATAAACTTTAAAAAATAAAACAATGGGATTAGACATGTATTTAGAGAAGCGTACCTATGTTAGACAATGGTCGCATCAAACACCAGAAGAGCAGTACAATGTAGAAGTAACCAAAGGTGGTGAACCTGTAAAGATTGACCCGAAACGTGTTACTTATGTTATTGAAGAGGTAGGTTATTGGCGAAAGCAAAACCAAATCCACCAATGGTTCGTTGAGAATGTGCAGAATGGTGAAGACAATTGTGCAGAATATTGTGTTAGTAAAAGTCAGTTAGAAGAGCTATTAGATTTGTGTAAGAAAATCCTAAACGATAATTCATTAGCAGAGGAATTATTACCAACTGCAAGTGGTTTCTTCTTTGGTGGAACTGAATATGATGAATGGTACTTTGATGGTATTCAAAACACTATTGAGATTTTAGAGGGAGTATTATCTGATACTACTGCTGATTACTATTACTCTTCATCTTGGTAATATGAAAAAGATTATATCATTATATGTGATTGTGATTACACTAGGTGCAATCATTTTCGGAGCTTGTATGAATGAACCAATGTCAAAAGAACGATTGGGTAAGGATGATGGATTTGAGGTAGAATATCTTTTTGAGAAAGATGGTATAAAGGTTTATCGTTTCTATGATAATGGACGTACTCACTACTTCACAACAAAAGGTGAAACGATTTCCCATCAAACACAAACTAAAAATCAAACTTACAACGAAAACATAAAATCTTATTAATATGGAACTATCATTGGGAGATTTACAGCAAATAGAGTTGATTTGTGTAGAAGCATCTGCGTGGGGATTGCGTGATGAAGTGGTAGATGCAGCGGAAACGCTTATTAAAGAAGGATATGAGCCGGTGGTGGCTTATGAGATTGCATTTGAAGAATGGGTTAAATAAAACATAAACTATGAGCAACTTACAAACTTACATTAAGTATTACGAAGATAATGTCCAATTAGCAGCATCATTCGCTAACAAAGGCGAGATGGGTATGGTTCGTTCCACTATGAAAGAAGTGGTAGAAGGATTGTTGGATTTGATTTGGAAAACTGAAATCGGTGGTGAATCAAAGAAAAACGATTTTATTGAATCGGTGAGTAAAAGTGGTTATACCTTAAAGTTTCAGGTAGATAGACATCTATACCATACCGATGGAACTATGGCAAAGATTGGTGAATGTAAAGCATATTTAGATAGATGTTTTATGGAAAGGGCTAGTTCAGATTTTGGTAGAATCCTAAATGGTGTTACATCAAAACCAACTACGTTTATATTAGCATTAGAGAATAGTGTTAGTGATAAGGCATATGAATACTATATGGATGAGGGTAACATACATAAAGTATTTTATCTATGTGATGGGAAACGTTCATCTACAAAACCAATATGGCGTAATCCACATTACAAACCAATCAACGAATCAAAGTTACAAGATTTTGTTGATTTTATTAGGAATTGTTAAATATTATTTGTATCTTTGTATAATTAAAAAAGGAGTCAGTGTCAGCCTTTAAGTGACCAACTTATAAACCAATTAAATTTTTAAAAAAATGATTACATCACAGAGTGAACGCAAAGCGGAGCTTGCACGCTTAATTCAAGCAGAAACGCCATCTTGGCTAACAAAAGATATTTATGATAAATATCTTGAAACATTTGATTTTCACCAATCAAAGATTAGGAAACAATTTAATACTCATGTAACAAACATTTGTGAAAAGGATTGCAGCAATTTAACTGCAAATCCGCAATGGGGATTTATTGATGTTAAAGTAAGTGCAAAAGTTTTGGTAAAACTTTACCAAGAAGGTAGAATAGTTTCACCCCCATCCACCGGTCAAGACCCAAAGAATTATAATCCAACAAATGCTCAAACTGCTGCGGAACATTTTGCAAATAATTGGGGTAATGAGGATGGTTCTTTTTGGCTACGAGATGGTGTTGTAAATTTGGTTTTATACCCAAATGGTAATCTTGTATTTGAATCTACTGATATTGAACATAGATTATGGGGAATCATTGGTGGAGCATTGAATCTAGTTAAACTTCGGTCAGATAAGAAGTTATTTTTTCAAAGTTACAAAATAAAGAGACCATTAGACCCAAATGATGCATCGGCTGGGTTCGTTGATTACATAGAAGTAAATGATATGTATATTTCGGATATTGTAGAGCAAGCAAATAAATACACTACAAAAAACGAATTTGTAACAAAGGGTGATGTTTTAAACAGATACTACGAGGGGCTTTTTAATTTAAGAATATTACCAATGTATTCGGCAAAGGATTGTCATCATTTTTATAAGGTTCTTAATAAAATGCAGAACAAAACAATTGCTCAATTACTGCATGCCGATACAACGGATTCTGCTCAATGGTTGAAAACTTTCTCATCCATTAAATTGGAGAGATTTAAAGCGGCTGATTATAAATTACATCCATTTTTAAATTTATATCCAGATGATAAGAAGATTAGTTTAGAAACATTTATGGTTGCACATTTAGTAACCCAATATACAATAGATGATAAATTTGTAGATTCTACCGATGGTAAATTAAAAGATGTAATTCAATCTACATTTGGGTATCAATATAAATTTGATGAAGATTTAAAAGAATCTGTTTTAAATAAATTTGATATTTTGTATGAACTTTTTTCTAAAATTGAAAATCCAAAATTATCTAGACAAAACATTTTACAATTTTTGGAAATTTATAAATGGGTGCAAAACGAAAATATGGCAATATGTGATATTGATATTTTTGCAAACACTTTGTATAATTTCATTGAAACCGAAAGAGTTCATCAGGAATTAAACAAGGATGGTACTAAAAATGATAATGCGGGAACAAAAACAAGATTTGGTGTGTTTATGGGTGCATCCAATAAGACCGATTATTTAGATGCTTTTTCTTATATTAAAAAGGAATTTTTATACAAAGCACTTACAAATGAAACTTATGCATTTGGTATTGGTTTATGTAAGAAATCAAACAGAGTTCCTAGATTATTTACAAATGAAGTTATAGCTGATTCCTTTAGTAAAAACAAAGGATTGGATATTGATAATAACGAAATAGAAGGAAGTCCAGTTGGAGGTCATATTATATCTGATTCTGAATTAATTCGTATGACGGATACTGAAAGAGTTGAAGCATTTAAATCTGAAAATTTAGGTGATAAATTTAAGTTTGAATTAAATTGTAGAGCAATGAGTTCTAAACATAATTTAAGAATGAGTGTATTACGATTGAGTGAATATTTGGAAATTATAAATGAACCAGATTCAGTTGTAAGAACCAAAGTTAAACAAAAGAGGGAGTATCTAAAAACTAAACCAATTCTGGTTTAGTTTTTGTAAATTTATTGAAAATAACACTTAAAAGGCTTGGTAATATCAAGCCTTTTCCTTATATTTGTACTTAAAGAAAATAATATGGCATCACGCGTGAGTTATAGTCGGTACTCAATGTACACAACCTGTAAAAAACAGTACCAGTTCAATTACATTGATAAGTTGGGTGTCTACTCTGGTAGTATTCACACAATCTTTGGTACTGCATTTCACGAAACTTTACAACATTATTTGGATATATTCTATAATAAAACCAAGAAGGAAGCCAACGAAATAAACTTACCGCAATTACTCAAAGAACGGCTTGTAGATACTTTTAAGAAAGAGCACGAAGGGTTTGAGGTAGGTAAGTTTGTATGCACCAAAGAACAACTTGAGGAGTTCTATGAGGATGGTGTAGTATGTTTAGATTGGTTCAAAAAGCATAGTGATGATTTCTTTACAAAGAAAGGTTGGGAGTTGGTAGGTATTGAATTACCACTAAACATTCAGTTAAAACCTAATGTAAGTATGTTAGGTTATTTGGATATAGTAATACGTCACAAGGAGTTCAACCTATTAAAGATTATTGATTTCAAAACATCTACGCGTGGTTGGACAAAGGAACAGAAAGCTGATAAGACTAAATTAAACCAATTACTACTATACAAACATTATTATTCAGAACAATATAATCACCCGATAGATAGAATACAGGTAGAGTTCCAAATCATTAAAAGAAAGATTAGTGAGAATACGGAATATACCATTCCACGTATTTCTAAATTAATTCCAGCAAATGGTGGACCATCGGTGGCTCGCGCAGTCAAAGATTTTATGAAGTTCGTAGATGAAGTATTTAACGAAGATGGTACAGATAATTTAGATATGGATTACACACCAAATCCGGGTGAGGGTAACAAGAATTGTAGGTTTTGTCCTTTTGTGGATAGATGTCCTGCTCGCCAAAAATAATTCAATTATTTTCGTAATTTTTTGTATATATTTATATATTCTATATATTTATATATATAAAATAAATGATTATGAAAAAAGCAGAAACTAAACTGACTTCGGTAAAGATAATCTCTGATTTATATCAAACATTTAGGGTTGCATCGGTAAGTGAGCACGGAATAACTCTTCAAAAGTTGGTAAATCGTAGTATAAATCTTTATTTGAACGATGAGAATTACAAAAACAATTTAAACAATTATAATAAACTACAAATTAGCGGTTCAGCATTTTAATAAGTTATGGCAAAAAAGAAAATTCTACTACTTTCTGATGACCTACGGATGGCAAGCGGTATTGCAAATATGTCAAAGCAATTCGTATTAGGTACATTGAAAGATTTCGATTGGGTACAAATCGGTGCAGCAGTAAAACATCCAGAAGAGGGTAAGATTATGGATTTGTGTGATGATGTTCGTAAGAGAACGGGTATCGAAGACGCATATGTAAAAATCTATCCATCATCGGGATATGGTACTGCGGATTCATTACGGCAAATCATCAATATGGAAAACCCAGATGCAATCCTACACTTTACAGACCCAAGGTATTGGATTTGGTTATACCAAATTGAGCACGAAATTCGTCAAAACATTCCAATCCTATTCTATCACATTTGGGATGATTTACCAGACCCACAATACAACAGAGATTATTTAGAGAGTTGCGATTGGGTTGGTACTATATCAAGACAAACCTATGGTATTACTCGTAGAGTATGGGGCATGGATGCTAAATCACGTTGGAAGCAACCTGCGGATTGGCAAGTAAAGTATGTACCACATGGTATTAACTCTACGGATTATAAACCAACACCAATTGATGATAATTTCTACAAAGAGGTATTGGGTGATAAGAAATATGATTTCGTAGCATATTGGAACAACCGAAACATTCGTAGAAAGCAAGCAATTGATGTGATTGTTTCATTCAGAGATTTCGTAAATAATCTACCAGAAGAAAAACGTGATAAATGTGCGTTATTAATGCACACACAAAAGGTAGATGAAAATGGAACTGATTTACCAAAGGTAGTAGCAGATTTATGTCCAGGTATTAATGTTATATTTGATGATAGAAAGTGGAATGAGGCACAATTAAATCAACTATACAACATTGCAGATGTTACATTAAACATTTCATCGGCAGAAGGATTTGGATTGGCTAGTGCAGAAAGTATCGTAGCAGGAACACCAATCATTGTAAACGTTACAGGTGGATTGCAAGACCAATGTGGTTTCCGTTGGAAAGATAGTGGGGTAGCATTAAACGAAGAAGATTATGTAGAGATTGGTTCTTTGCATGATTGGAGAAAGTTCGAAGATAAATTAACTTGGGGAGATTGGGTAATTCCAGTATGGAGTCGTTCTCGTTCTTATACAGGTTCACCACCAACGCCATACATTATGGAAGACCACGTTGATAACTTTGAAGTAGCATCAGCGTTGCGTGAGTTATACAATATGAGTAGAGAAGAAAGAAAAGCATTAGGATTGAAAGGTAGAGAGTGGGCTTTAGGTGAAGGTGGATTATCATTAGAGAATATGTGTAAAACTATGGCAGATGGCATCAATGATGCATTGGAAAACTTTACACCCAGAAAGAAACACGAGATTTTTACATTAGATATTAAATAAGTTATGGCAGAAGTTAAAAAACCTTTACTATTATTTCAAGGACCCGTATCTACAAGGAGTGGATATGGGGACCATGCAAGAGATTTGGTTCGTTCCCTAATTCAATTGGATAAATACGATGTTCGTATCATTTCAACTCGTTGGGGGGCAACTCCAATGACAGCACTAACTGCCGAAGATGGTGAAATCTTACAACGAATTGTTGTTGGTGTAGATAGAAAACCAGATGTATATATCCAAGTTACAGTACCAAATGAGTTCCAACCTATGGGTACTTACAACATTGGTATTACGGCTGGTATCGAAACTACGGCTTGTTCAGTTGATTTCATCGCTGGATGTAATCGAATGGATTTAATTATTGTACCATCGGAGTTTTCTAAAGATGTATTGGTTAAAACTATTTATAGTGAAACCGATAGAAACACCCAACAGGTAATCAAACAACATAAATTAGAAAAGCCAATTGAGGTTTTATTTGAGGGATACAATGAAAAGTTCTTTGGTAAGAAAGCAGAAATTAAAATGCCAGAATTGGATAAAGTAAAAGAAGATTTTGCTTATCTATTCGTAGGGCATTGGTTGAAAGGTGAATTAGGACACGATAGAAAGGATGTGGGTATGATGATTAAATCATTCTGTCACGCCTTTAGAGGACAAAAGAACCCACCTGCACTTATTCTTAAAACTAGTTCAGCAGGTTTCTCTGTAATGGATAGAGAAGCAACTATGGGTAAATTAGAAGAGGTTACGGAAGAATTTGGTAAAAACATTCCATCAATCTATTTACTACATGGTGAGTTAAGTGATGAAGAAATGAATGCACTATACCAACATCCAAAGGTAAAAGCTATGGTTTCATTTACACATGGTGAAGGATTTGGTAGACCATTATTAGAGTTCAGTTTAACTGGTAAGCCAGTAGTTGCATCTAATTGGAGTGGACATTTAGATTTCTTAAAAAGTGGTGCGGTATTATTGGATGGTGAGTTAAAAGATGTACATCCATCTGCGCAAGACCAATTCATTTTAGAAGGAACAAAGTGGTTCTATGTAAATTATACGGGAGCAATTAAAGCATTTACTGATATTTATAAGGGATACGATAAGTACAAAATTGCATCACAACAATTAGGAAAGCAAAACCAACAAAACTTTGGTTTGGAAAAAATGACTAAATTGTTTGATACTATTTTAACTAAATATGTTCCAACAATAAAGCAGTTTATTCCATTAAACATTCCAAAGTTGACTAAAGTAGATGAATA